TTCTGGGTCGAGATGGCGTCCTTGTTGAGGCCCTGCGAGAGCGCAGAGATACCCGTGGACTTCTCGTTGTTCTCGGTGAGTGTGCTGAGAACTTGGAAGATGTACGGGTTGAGCGGGTTCTGCTGGAACGGCGAGACGCTGTCGGGCCTGCGCACGTTGACGATGCCGCCCAGTCGGTTGTCGAGCAGTTCACGCGGGTTCATCAGGCCACCGTTGACCACGGCGTACCGCGGGTTGGTGGTGATGGCCGTATGGTCGAGCACGCCGCGGAAGAGAACCGTGCGGGCGTTCTGCGTGTGGATCACGCGGGCCGCGAAGTTGTGGCCGTAGAACACGTGAGGCAGCGGCAGGGGGACGTAGGCCAGGAAGGGGGCCTTATCGACCTCTTCCGGCTTGTCGAGAAGCTTACCGCCAGCGTGGACGATCTTGTACAGACGGGCGCCCTTAGCGCTGTCGATCTGCATTCGGATGTAGCTTTCATACAGGACGATATATTCCTGCGTGTCGTCTACCGGATCGTTGTCAGTATCGTTGCTCTGGGTCGGTGCGTTGCGCGCGAGGACCTCGGGGCTGAACTGCAGCTCCTTGGCGTCGTCGGCGGGCAGCGACATCACGAGGGACTTCTTGTAGCCCAGGTCGATCAGCTCCGCGCGTGTCTTTGGCGTGCGGTGGCCGCAATACTTGGCCTCTAGGACGCAAGTGGCCAGGGGCTCGATCAGGAACTCTTCGGGAGCAATCGGATCGATGCAGGTCTTGCTGACGTCCTTCTTGCGCGTGAGAGTGCCATGGAAGGTGCCGGTTGCGGGGTCGAGGTCGGCGTCGAACTCGTCGACATCGTCCTGGGCCGCGATGGCGTGCGCTTGATCGTACTGGAGGCCTTCGAAGGTCTCCTCGCTGTATGTGTGCTTCTTCTCCCAGTACACCTTGGCGACGCCGGCACGGGCCGTGAGGCCGTCGTACATGACGCTGCTGATGATGTTGTAGCCAGGGTTGGCCCGGAAGATGACGTAGGACGCATACTCGGTAGCGACGCGGCACATTTCCGCGTTCATGTCCTGATCAGGATCGAACTGCGCGATGTGCTCGCCGCCAGCGAACACCTCCAGCAGCTGTGCGCGCTGCATCTCGACACTGTCGTAGACGTCGCTGCTCACATAGGAGCTGGAGCCCTCTGAGGATCGCTTGGGTAGGTCGCCGTTGATGTAGCGGGTGACGCGTTCTCGCTCTCGTGCGAGGCGACTGTCGAACCAGCTAACGCTGTTGGTCGATTTGGCAGAGACCTTGGCGATGATCTCTTCGTCCGTGAGAATAGCTGGCTTCTTCGCCATTGGTCCTTAAATTGCTTCGGTGTAAAAGTCGTCGGATACGGCAACGGGTCGCCACTTGCCCTCGTGGACGTACGTGGCGATGGCGAGGGCCATGACCGTGTCGTCGTGAGTGCCGGCTTCGGCTTCCATCTTGCCGCTCTCGCTCACGACGAAGGTTTTCATTTCCTTCAGCGTGGTCTCGTCGTTGATTTCGATCTCGCGCTCTCGGTCGAGGGCACGGAGCTTGTCGATGATCAGCGGCTTCGTGGCTTCAGACGTGAAGAAGCCGAGCTTGATGGTGTCGCGATCTGCGTCCAGCGTTCCCTCCATCGTCTCGGTGTAGAGATACGGATAGTTGCTGTCGCGCAGGGCAACGCAGGTTACGAGGCCGTGGTTGTTGCGTTCGGGTGCGATGGTGGCGCTGTTGTAGTGGTAGCCCAGCGTCTCTAGGATCTTCGCGAATACGTCGGGGTGGCAGAGGCCACGCCATACGGCGACTTGGCGCATCTGGCTGTCGAGGATCTGGGCGACACTCGGGTCCCCATCTTTCCTGCCCTTGATGCCCTGGCGCAGGCCCATGCCCACGTCGGCGCCGATAACGTATGTCTCTGATGGATCGAGCTGCCGGTAGACCTTCAGTTCACCGCGGGCGTGCTCACGCAACACTCGCAGCGGCAGAGGCCGGCCGTTCTTCTCGTCGAATGTCTCTTCGACGGCCATCATTGTCAGCGGGGCCTTCGGTGTTCGGAGGCGCTCGGTGACGTACTCGTTGTTGAAGATTGGGCGGCCGGTCGAGAGGAACGCCTCTTCGGCGGTCGCCGGGTATTCTTGCTTGAACAGGTCGAGCCCGTTCGTTGCCACCTTCTTACGACGCCAGTAAAGTTGGTCGTTGGAGGTGAGCCCTTTATCGGAGAACGCCTTGATCAGGTCCTCTTCTTCGGGCGTCCGCTGGAAGTCAGCAGTTGCTTGGTCTCGGTACTCGTCGCTCTCGAACCACGCAGAGAAGAACAGTTCGTAGCCGTTCCAGTCCGTGTCTCCGGGGGTCTTATCGGCACCCTGGGCCATGTCGTAGAACTTGCCGGTCACACCTTGCGCGGTGCTCTCCAGAAAGATGAACGTGCCGGGCTCGTCGGGGATTGCCTGGACTAGACCGTTGAAGTTGGTGTTCGCGAACGCCACAGGCCAGAACGCGACCTCGGAGAGGTGCGCGAAGGTGAGCGTTTCACCGCGAGCAACACCGCGGCCACCAGCAGTCGCAACACGAAGTCCGCTATCAAGCTTGTCAAAGACCAGCTCTGAGCGTGAGGAATACTTCGTCGAAGGGCGTACGATGTCGGGGACGTTGTCATGGATGCGCCGGTACATGTCGAAGAGCGTCGTCGTGCTCTCGGCCTCGTGGGCCATGACGAGACCCTTCTGGGCCTTGCGCTGCGACAGCCACCAATACTGGAGGGCTGAGATGACGGTGGAGAGGCCCTGCTGGCGCGCTTTGAGCACGACCATGCGCACGCGGCCGGTGCGCTGCAGCTGGGCAATGACGCGTTCTGAGAAGCGCTGCTGCACGCGATTGAGAACGAGCGGGGCAATCTTACCCTGCTTCGTCCTGATCTTGATGCAGTGCTTGGCGTAGAACGCGAAGTCTTCGTAGAGCCGCTTGCGAGCCTTCTTCTGGCTCTCAGTCAGCTCGTCAGTCATCGCCGCGGATGATCTCGTCGAGGAAGTCCTCGGCCTTGTTGAGCGTCAGCTTGGACTTGCTCTCGGGCTTCGACTTCGTGAACGCCAGAACGGTGTTGATGTATTGGATCTTGGTCTTCTTATCGCCGGGGCCGACCGCATACAGGAAGGCTTCCCGCAGGGCGGCCTTGGCCATACCGTCTTCGGTCGACGGGACCGTCACGGTTTCAACCTTGCCGTCTTCGGTGGCAAGCAGCACGACTTCGTCGCGCGGCAGTTCGCCTTTGTCTTCCATGATTTTGATAAACCTATCGGCTAGTTCGTTGGCGCGGTCCCATAGGGGCTGCACAGATGCGCGGGTGTGACCCCAGGGGATCCCCGCGTTGGAGTATTTCTCGGGATTGGCCTTGAGGTCTGCGATGCGGTCTTCGTCGCGCTTCTTCATGCGCTCACGAAACTCCGGGTCCTGCCACTTCTCCTTCTGGAGAGCACTGATGTCGGGACGCGGGCGGCAACGCTTGTCTACTCGGCCGAAGAGGGGGATCTTCTTGATCTTGACCCCCCTCACGATTTTGTTCGTCATTCTTTCCAAAGCTTCAGCAGTGGAGCCACGGCGGCGTGGACGGCCTTCTTGGTCGAAGGGTCCATCTTGGATGTCCAATGCGCGAGGTGGCGCTGGACTTCCGACTGGCTGTGGCTGTGGTCCATCTGGTGATAGAGCTTGCCCAGCGCAGAGCTGTCGACGTCGTTGGCTTCGTTGGCGATGTCCTCAAGCCGGTTGCGCAGCGTCGAACGTCGGAACTGGATGTTCTGAGCGTACTTCTTCTGCAGACCTGGGGCGTAATCAGCCACCTCACGTGCTGACACCTGCTCGTCACTGAGGCCCTTGCGGGTCAGTAGCTCGTCGGGGATCGGCGCGTAGGCCTTCTCGGCTTGCGGTGCGGCCTTCGGCGCCTCAGGGTCGGCCTTGGGCTGCGCGGTGGCTTTCAGCTTGGCGGCGGCGAGCTTGGCCGCTTCCTTGGCATGCGCCAGCTCGGCCTTAGCCACTTCGCGCTGCTTCACCTGTTCGGCTTTGACAGCGGCAGCATCAGCCTTCACCTTGGCGCGTTCGGCCAAGGCCGTCGCACGTTCGGTGGCGGACTGCGCCTTAGCAGCGTCACGGGCCTGGGCCTTGTCGGCGGCGGCCTGATCCTTCTGGGCTTTGACTTCAGCGGCTGCTGCCGCCTCTGCCTCGGGATCGCGCGTCAACGCGGCGAGGGCCTTTGATGCACTCACGAGCTGCGAAGCGCGCTTGCCGATCTGCGGGTTCTGCGTGACGTCGAGCGGAGCGCCTTCCACTGCGGGAGACGGCAGCTGAGCGACAGCGGCCCGAGCCTGCTCCTTCTGCCGCATTTCCTGCACCACAGCAGCGCCACCCATAAGGTTCTTCGCGGACTTCGTGATGGAGGACGGCAGGTTGAGCGGGTCGATCTGCGGCTCGGGCTTCGGAGCCGCGGGCGCCTGGGGCGCGGGCGGCAACCCGGCCTTGAGCTGCTGCTGCAGATTGTTCAGCGCCATCGGGCTGATGTTCGGCAGCTGCGCGACCTGAGGGGCCTTCCACGGCTGAGTGCCGGGGGTGATCGGCGCCTGCGGCTGCGGCTGCTGCACGCCGGCTTGGGGCACCGACTGCTGCGCGAGCGGCTTCGGCCCCCACGGCCCTTGGGCACCACCACCGGGAGGCGGGGGAGCAGCAGGAGCAGCGGGCGTGTTGGGAGGCAGGCGGACCTGAGAGTTGCGGTCGGCGAAGTGTTCAGCGAACGTCTTCGCGGGCGAGCGCATACCGGTGAGGTTGTCGACCATGCGTGAGGCGCCGTAGGTGCCCGCAAGGGCCCCACCGAACAGCGGGTTGCTGGTGCCGAGCAAATGCATGCCCAGCGCCGTCGCTGCCGCACCACCCGCGAGGCGGGCGGGGTTCAGCAGGAAGCCGAGGTTCTTGTCCATGACGCCGGAGACGCCGCCAGCCCAACCACGATTGCTGTGGGAGCCGCGTTCGGCCGCCATGTTGGAGACGTGCAACGTACGCGCCAGCAGAGCCGTATTTGCGCCATCTGGGGCGCCGGCTGTCTCGCTTTCGATACGTGCGACTTCTTCGGGGTTGACCTTCTCTCCACGCTGGAGAGCGCTGAGCGTGTTCTTGGCCTCTTGCGACAGGCTGACCTGCTTGTCGACACTGGCCGCGGAAGCACCCAGTTCATTCTTGAGGTCGGCCACGACACGTTGGTGCGCGGCTTCGTCGACCTTGGCGTTACCGAGGTCTCCGTTGCCGGCAGCTTCCAGGCGCGTGGCGTAATTCTTGGACGCGTCCGCGTTCTCTCCGGTAAACTTGTTGAGGGTCCCGGCTCGAGCTAGGTCTCCGGCCAGGGGAGCCATCGCGTGGGCACCGGACACAACGCCGCCAGTGATGGCAGCGCCACCGAGGCGCGTGGGGTCCACGGTGAGGCCCTGGTCGGTGCCGGCCGTGGTGCCAACCTGATTAGCGAGGTCGGAGGCCGCGCCACCAGCAACGCCAGAGGCTGCGGTGATGCCGGCCTTGGCGAGAGCGTTAGCCGCTGCGGATGCGCCGGCGCCGGCCACTCGGTTGAGGCCAGGGACGAGGCGCGCCGCGGGGATCGCGCCGGCCGCAGAGGCTGCACCGGACGTGAGGTTGCCGATGACCTTATCTGCGGTTGTCGGCGTCTCGTGCCCGTTGTTGGCCGCACGCTCCTTGATGGTGTCACCGGAGGACATGAGCCATCCGGCGCCAGCGGCACCCAGGAGGGCCGCGGGGACCTTCCAGGCGCCAGGGGCCATAGAGGAGGCCACCTTGCCGCCGAGGATGGCGGAGCCCATGCTGGGGACGTTCTCGGCGATGAGCTGGCCCCACTGGCTCGGCTTGTACGGATCCGCGGGGACGTAGTTCGGGTCGCGGGTGTCGTAGCCGCCGCCGATACCGAAGTTCTGCTTGGCGGTCTCGGCGATGCCGTGGGCGGCCTGCGCTACGCCGTGCTTGGCGCCGGCGAGCATGCCCGAGGGCTGCTGTGCCGCCTCTTGTGCCTGGAAGTGGCTGACGCCCGCGAGAGCGGCCTGTTGGTCGTCCGCTTCGATGTGAAGCGTGCGGCCATCTTCAAGGCCGATTTCAAACACGGGCATTGCCGTTCCTTATTTGGGTAGAACTTTGATGGACGTGACGCCCTTGGGGAGCGCTGGGGCCGCCGTGCCGCCTGCGGCTTCGAAGCGGGTGCGCGGCGAGGTGTCGAGCGGGTGCTCTTTCTCCCACTGCGCCTGATGCTCCAGCCAGCCGTCATCCAGCTTACCGTTGGCCTTCTTGTACTTGACGGCCTCTTGCGCCAGAGCCTTCTGGTGATTGTACACGGCCTCAAGCGCGTCCTGATTGGCCAAGTTGACCTCTCGGGTGCGGTCCAAGCCGAGGCCTTGCGAAGCAGAGATGATCTTGTCTTCGTAGTTGGTCGGGTTGGCGCCGAGCGCCTTAGCATGTCCGAGCTGGTTCTCCTTCGCGGCCTGTTCGACCAACTGGGTCGACGTGAGGCCATCGGGATTTCCGCCCATTGAGTACAGCCAGTTCTTCGCTGCCGCGGAGATGTCACCGGCACCGCCGAACGTGACATTCGGGTCCAGCGTGGCCTTGCGCATCCTCTGGATCTTGGAGAGGTTCTGGTCGGCCGTTGCCATCGCCGTGGTGACGTCACCGTAGCGCTCAGCGTCTGCCTTAGCGGCGAGCTTATCGGCCTCGTCTTGGTAGACGTTCTTCTCGGGCGCAGCGTAGTTGCCCTGGAGGGGCTTCATCTGTCCCTTGGAGTTCAAGAGGACCGACTGGCCGTTCGGGAAGGTGTGGATCGACCACGAGCCGGTGTCGCCAGCGACCTTCTTGTTGGCCGCCTGCTGCGCGATGAGCGCCTTTGCGTGGTCAGGGTCGCTGATGCCTGCGAGGGACGAGGCCATGCCCATCAGGGCGTCATAGCTGTTGTCGGAAATCGTCGGCAGGCCAAATAGGCCGGTCTTCTGCGGATCCGCTGCGAGCGCACCGGGGCCGAGCGTGCTGTCAGCACTGAGTGCGGGCATGGGGGTCTTCTCTGTGGGAGCGAATGCGGTCGTGAGGGCGCCTGGGGCGGCATCAGACGCAGGAGCTGCGCCGCCGAACTGATCCATGAGGGATCGCGCGGAGGCCATACGCTGCCCGCGGGTTGAGCCGTCAGAGCGTTCGTAGAGGGCGTCCCAGGCGTGTGCGGCCTCTTCAGGCGTCTTCGCTGATTGGAGCGCGGCGTACGCTTTGTTCTCGGGCCCATCCAGCTCCTGCCGCATGAAGGCCTGCTGGCCCTCGACGGTCTGGTAGTTGGGGAGCTGCTTGAGCCTCGCGAGGCGATCACCACGCCACTGCGCGGTGCCCCAGGCTGTGCCGTTGTCGCCGGTCGGACCCCAAGGGTTGAGGTCCTGGCCACTCTCGTGGACGAGGTTGCCGACGATGCCTGCCGCTTGGTGCGGGGCAAGCCCAAGGCCGCCCGCTTCACGGGGCTGTTGTGCCCAGTTAAGCCATGAGCTGGCGCGTGAGCTTGAACCGTTCATTTATGCGGATGCCTGTGCGTAATTGACCATCTTGAAGCCACTCTCGTGCTCCACGACGGCGTCGGGGTGGACCTCTTCAACGTCCTGCGCCATGAGGCCCATGTGGACCTGCGGCATGCCGTGGTAGCGGAAGGTGTACACGGGGAGCCCGTTGTCGAGCGTGCCCACGCGTTTGATGTCAGTCTTGAGGCGGCGGTCTGAGAACTTCGCTGCGCTGGCAGCAGTGCCCATAAGGCCGCTGATGACATCCCAAGCACCCGGCGTCTTCGTGGTCGTGGAGGTGCCTGTGCTGTTCGAGCCCCAGTTGTTGGAGCCGATGATGCCCATGAGACCCTGAAGGGCAGCATAGGGCGACTGGGTGCCGCTCTGGAATTGAGCCTGCTGGTTGTCGAGGTTCGCCTGCTGAGCCTGCTGGCCGCCAGTGGCGCCTGCGCCGGCCATATTGAACAGGTTGCCCTGGTCGTTGATGGCGCTGC